TATCAATGATCGTGAAAAAGATTATGGTAATTATCAGGAGAACTTTACTTTATTAGCTGAGATGTTTACGATTATTTTATATGACAATCTTAAAAAGGTTATTAAACCTCATCAAGTGGGTCAACTGATGATGGCTTTGAAACTCTTTAGAACTACCAAAAATTTTAAGGCAGATAATTATATAGATTTAAGTATATATAACAAAATGACAAAAGAGGTACACAAAAAAGAGGTTGCTAAAAAGGATAAGATATGACTATATATAGAAGATTAAGACATGGTGAAGCTAGTTTTACAGAAGTAGAACTCTTTAATGATGTCAATAAGGCTGCAGATCCTAGTGTTAAAGGGAAATTTGTAGAAATAAAAGTTGATAGTATTAAATACAACTTTTTAAAAGTGAAAAAGGAGAACGATGAAGATAAAGATACGTCTGCAAAAGTACAGGGATCTTCAGGAAAAGAAACATCAGAAGTTTCTTGACAGTAAGATTCAAGCAGCTAAGTATCATCAACAAAGTATGAGATTGATGAGAAAAGTTGAGCAGACAAAAGAATTATTGATGGCTAACTAGCCACTCAATATACAGATTGGAAAAAAAACAAAGAAAGGCATAGGGAAGTTTTGACTTCAATAGAAATTATTTCGGAATTAAGGGTGGCTCTCAGAGCTGGACATTATCGTGATTTATCTCACGTTGAAAAAAGTATTTATAAAAATGCTTTTAGAAATGGTTATAAGTTAGCCAAGAAACACACCAAGAAAACTATTCATTATATTAAATCCAATCAAATTATAAAAAAGAAAGAAACGTTTTCCAATAAAGCACCCAAAGTAATGATTGATAGTCTTATTAATAAAGTTTGTATTCGTTTGGAGGTTCCCAAAGATCAAGTCTTAGGAAAATGTCGTAAGGGACATTTGGTTCGAGCAAGAAGTATCATTTATAATATTTTAAGAGAAAAATATAACATGAGCCTACCCATGATTGGTCATCGCTTTGGTCAAGATCATACGACAGTATTAAATTCAGTTCATATGAAACGGGATAAGCGAAGATTTTGGAAAGAGAATGAAACGATTTGGAAAGACTTTGAAACTTTACTTAACGATTAAGATAAGTATCAAAGCACAACTCGTCTACTCCATTGTGGCAAAAACTTTTTTTCTCAGCATTAATAATCCAACCACCCGTATCAGAATATAATTGTTTATTACATACCTCACAACAACCACAAAATACAATTTGATTTTTTGGCTTAACCCAAGTTTTCTTTTTCATTTATTTTTTTTTGCTTATTATAACCTTTGACCCACTCCTTGCTAGATGTAGGTTTAGATTTATTTTTGCCACACTTACAACGCGGTGCAAATAGATTATTAATCCAATCATGGAATTGATCTATTAGATCACAAAATTTTAATATTATATTATCAATCATCGTTATTTTTTATTATCCTGAGACTAGCATAAAAATCATACTAGCCATACCTGCAATTAAAGTTCCAACAGATACTAAAAGAATACTCTCTACTCTATTAATTTGTTTTTCTAATTTAAGGATTTTATCGTGAGTTTGTTTTTGCATGATTCTGCATAGCTTTTCATGTGATTCTATTTTTTGTAGTGCGTCTTGTTTAATCATTTTTTATTCCGTTGGTTTTGGCAATATAAAATCTTTTGGTGGTGTTTTCAAACTATTTTTATCTCCCATGTAATTACCTGGGTTTTCTTTTATATAACCCTCTTTGAGTTCTTCCCAATAATTTCCTTCAGGTCTGTAATCCTCATCTTCTACTTGTTTAGTTATAGGTAAAATACCAGCACACTTATTATATAATAAAGCAAATGATGGATTTCTAGCATAACCTGGATTACGATTAACCTTTTCACATTTCTTCATTAACTCCATTAACATTCTTAATTCTGTTATTTCTTGTTGGAGTTCGGTATTTTCTTTAGTACAAGATGAACCTAGATAACGTCTATAACTAAACGTAATTCGCCTGTCATCTTCTGTGTCTGTATAATTGCTAGAGTTACTGTAATGGTCTCTGCTGTACTGGTCATCATCTTGTTCTATACTAGCTTCGAAGTAACCATTATTACAATGATTATCAGTTCTTAAATCTAAGTATTCATTTTTAGGATAAGCAGGTTCCATAAACAAAACCATTAAACACATAGCTATAATTATTGCTGCTGTAAATCTGTAGTCCATCCTGAGAATCTCCATCCATAAATCCTTAATTATTCATATCTCTATTGAGATCCTTAATATCATAGCCATGTTCCCTAACTTCATTAGCTAAAACATTATATAAATTCTCTGCCATATTCCATGTGGCTTCTGCTGATGCAAGTCTACTTTTAGCTTCTGATAAACTATCTTGAAGAACACCTACATCTCTTTCCATATTAATGATAGTTTGTTGGTTATCATTAATAGTTGTTGTTAAACTTAAAACATATTTAATAGAAGTAAAACCCCCAACGACTATTGAAATAATAATAGGAATAAAGATAAAGTTCTTTTTAAAAAGTTCCGCTATGTTCATTTACACATACCCCCAACGAATTGACCACTATGTATGCCTTTGGTTTTTAAAACCCATTGATTATTTTCATCATCAAAGGTAGCGATTTCTTCTCTTACTTGATCTATTAAAGTAGCACAATTTTCTATGCCTTTAGGAAAGTTCATATATACAAGATTGAGATTACTAGCCACTTCAAATTCGGCTGGACCTTGTAATAAAAATATAACTAATAATTTTGGCATCATCTACCTTGACCTATGTATTTTTTGAAAGAACTTTTTTTGCCTTTATTCATGGATGACATCTTAGGTCTCCTTCCTATGCTAGTACTTTTTGCTATTCTTTCGTGCTTTTGTTTGCTTGGATCGAACTTTTTTGCCATATTTACCTGTTTGCTGCGATAATAAACTTACTTTCTTCTTATATTGTTGAGCAAAGGATGTCATTATATTTTTCATTTATATTTTTTCTCCCAAATTTCTTTTTGAGATAAATCTAATTCATCTTGTTTTTGTTTTGTGGTGTGGTCAATTTCACTTGTATTAATCGTTTCAACTAAAGCATAACGATAAACTTTTTCATTAGTACCCCATTGAAAGTGAACTAGAAATCTTGGTTCATTATAATGATCTATATGTCTTGGATCAAATTTTGCTAAAGTCATTTTGTTTTATCTACTGACATGAGAGACACTCATCATCATTTACTTTAGCACCTTGAGGATTACAATTACATTTCTCGCAAGGACATACACCTGTGGCATCGGAGTGTCCTTTAACACTACAATGACAATCACAAAAACAATCTTTACACTTAGCCATAATTATTTTACTTCTAAAACTTTAAGTATTTTTTTTCTACCCTGATATATCTCTGTCTCAGCTTTTATTTTTTTACAAGACATAAGAACAGTATCAGGATTTATTTCTCTCATAGCAATACGCTTACTTTTTAAACAAGCTGACATTGTATCTTTATAAGTAAACTCAATCATGTTTCCATTCAGAAACATTAATAAAGCCACTACTACTTCAGTCATTAATGTGTTCCTCCATTTTTTCTTACTTTATCTTTTAATTTTTCTATATCTCCTAAAGCTTTTTCTAATTGTTTATTTAAAAATTCTATATTAACTTTGTTGGTCATGTTTTGTTCTTGGGTTTTTTCTAACTTCTCTACTGTCTTATATAAATCTTCCACCAACATAAATTGTTCCTGGTCCACAGGCAATTGCTCAGATTTTTTAAGTAAATCAGCTTGGAATAATTCTCTTGATGTCTCAAGTGAAGTAAGCCTACTGGTTAGTTCTGTGTATGCAAAGATACCCATAGAAACCGCAGCAATAATACCAATCATATTTTTGATTGGCATACTTACTGATGTTTTATCTGATACTTTCATTATTTTTTTCTCATAATGTCTGCACCTTTAAGACCATAGATAGCAGATATAACCCCTATAAATATGGCTTGATACCAATAAGGAAGGTTTTGGAAATACTCAAAAAATAAATCTAATTTAGCACGAATATCAGGATCGTCAGAGAAAACAGAATAAGCCAATAGCAACATAGGAATGGATATAAGAATGAGAACAAACTCATCTTTCCAACCATTATCATTGCTTTCAATAATCTTTGCTTTATATTCAAGTTCACCACTACTCATCTTCTGTGCATGACGCATTTGTGCATCAGCCATTAACATTTTTGTTTGTTGCTTTTTTTTATATATATGACTTCCAGCTTGAACTGCAAGTTTAATCGCACCTAACCACATTATACTATCACCTCATTTCCCATCTTATCATATTTGTAATTCATCTCAGGTAATCCATTTTCATAAGACTTACCATCGAAGGTTAAAACTTTTTTTCTATTGTTTCCTTTTTCATTATAGCTCACGTGAATCCACCCCGCATTTTTTTCTGTTGGTTTATAAAACTCAAGGATTAATTGATCGTAATCACAGTTATCTTTAATCCAATGTGCAACTTTAAGATTGTGAATACCTGCTATTTCAAAGTCAACTGCTTGACCTTTGGTGTGCTGTGACGAATCACTTGATCCTAGTTTACGATTAACCTCTAAGGATCTATAACCACTATTAATCATAATAGGTTTTGCAAACTTAGCTCTCACAGGCTCTAGTATTTCATAGCAAATGTTTTCTAAGTTCTTAACCTCACCTGATCCTGGAGTATTACTTAATCCATTTCTTGCTGCAATTTGACTTCTTGTAAATTCTTCTAATTTAAAATGTTTAGATAGTTGCATAAATAATTTTTACCTTTAATTTTTTTTGTTCTGCAGTTCTTGGTCTACGAATAAGGCTTCCTGTTCTTTTTCTATTATAGCCATCTTTAGCTTTATAGTCTGACTTTCTGTAATTTTTACTTTTAACATCATAAGCAGTATACTCACCTGTAGTCATATTTAAAGTAACAATATCTACTGGACCAAGTCCTCCAAGT